GGATTAGCTGCTGTTTCATTCCAAGTGTCAACATCAACACCAGATTGATCAGAATAATATTGACCGAACTCATTACCTGTAACTATCTTGCTTGATAGGCGTAATCTTTTAGTTTTACCTACAGACGTATCGGAAGAAGAACCTATTACAGTAACGTTTGATGTTGGTGAAAAAGAACCGCCAAGTGGAGCTATAATCTTGGTATCCTCGAAGTCACAACCAGTTCCAAAATTAGCACCATCCTTTAAGCATATTTCACAAGAAATACTTTCATCGCCAATTACAAATGTTTCATTTGAAAATAAAGCACCATCCAGGGCGCCTTTACCATAAAGACCAGTTTTAACAGTGCGAGCATAAACATTATCATAGCTTACAGCGTTTGAGTTTTTTGTAAGCGAGGCTATGGCTGCACCGTTACATATGTTTCCAGCTCTTACTCCTCCACCCAATCCTGTATTTGTGTGTGTCATTCCGTGTATTGTTGCATTTACTGGATCTGTAACATAACAATCAAATTCACAATCTGTTATTTGTGAATTAGCCATGTTGTTATCTGAACCCTCTGACCCCATGACTGCTGTAAATCCTTGATCGCAAAACATGCGTACATTTTTCCAACCAGTGATTAAAGCGTTATCACAAACCGCCGCACCGCTTTGGTCTGCAACTGGAGCTTGTATATTAGCTGCCGTCATAAAAGCATTAAAGTTTTCATTAACTAATGTTAAACTTCCTTTTGTAGGTAATATCTTACTGCCGCTAGGGCAAGATCTAAGCTTTGCTATTGCCCCGTCACCAGAAGTTGCAGTATTGATAAAAGTTCCATGCACACCGCCAACCTCTACGGTTCCTGATGATGGCTGGCTTATGTAACTAAAAAACAAAGGGCCACTTGCGTTAATTATTGAAGCTCTTACATTAAAAAACCAAGATTTAACCCTAATATCATGGTTTGCCTTACCTACTGTGTTGTAGTAAGGAAACAATGCCCCCATAGTTTGCGTTCCTAAATCAAGAAACCCGCCATCAGTAGCACAAACACCACCATCAAAAATATCAATTAAACCTTGATAAATCTGATGTGTCATAAAATAATGATTGTTTCTTCCAAGCTGTGGCACATGCCTAACACCAGATCTAAATATAACATCAGCTCCGACCGCAGATTGTGAAATGTAAACTGGTAATGTAAAGCCAGTACCAACATAGGTAAAATAACATCTACCAATATAAAGCTCTCGATCTTCTGTATCTGAACCGTTAAACAGTACACCTTGCAAGCTTGTTCCGTTAAACTCGATGATAGTTTTGTAATCATTCTCAAAAGTTATTTGGAAGCTTGGAACTTGAACTGTAATCTTTCCTGCATTAGCAGTATATTGGTATGTGCCGTCATTGAACATAACCTCATTGCCGTCACCAAGACCACTAACCAGACCCTTATCAGCAGTTAACCACGCCGTTTGCTTTGTTAATCCATCGTTTGTGTCGTCACCAACAATATAACCGTTAGTTGCTTCGTTAGATACGTAATACTTAGCCATTATAAAAATTCTCCGTTAAATGTTGGATCTGATGTGAAAAAGAAACCATTATTGTTTGTTGGTTCTGGTGGTTCTGGTGGCTCAGGCGTAATCAATTCTGATTGGTATGTTGGGTTTAATTCGTTATAAGTTGGTATTGCTGTGAAAGTAAAATCACCAGTTCGATTACCTTCATTTTCTGCACTACGGTTTAATGCTGTGATATTGCAAAAGTAATAGCGGTACTCATCAAGTAAAGGGTCTGTAATTCTAACCCATACTGTTGGTTGCCTAGCTGACATTAGCTCACCCATGTAATAACGCCTTAACGCTTGCTGTGAGCTTTTATTAATAACATCCTTAGCATCTAGCACACTAGCGCTTATTTCAACGTCATTACCTATTACAGATGTGTCAGTGTATATCCCGCTTGAGTCAGTGTTTGATGTTACTGTCCTAGGTGTGTTGTTCTCACTCCTAGTTTCTACAAAGCCAAGTTTGGTATATTCGAGTGGTGTTAAAGCGGTGGTAAGTGGGCTATCTGAGCCGCAACCTTCTACCCACGATAAAACCAAATCTCTACCTATACCAATTGGCTGGTTAGTGCATTGCGCCATTTTATAGCCCCTTTAAAACATTTAACTCATTATACATTATTTAAGCAGGCAATAAAAAAGCCCTGCTAAATAACAGGGCTTTTGTTTGCAATCGTTAGACTACTTTTTGGCTAAAGCTTTCTTGAAGTCAGCAACTTCTTTTTTAAGCTCTGCATTTTCTTTCTTAAGTTCGTTAAGTTCATCCTCTAAAGGATTCTTTTCGCTATCAGCAGCAGATGCAGCGCGAACACGGCCAACTAAAGAGTCTGGTAAAACATGATCGACAACTTTACCGTCATCATCTTTCACTTCAACCATTTTAACTTTAATCATTGAACCGCTTTTTAATTCGCCTGAGTCTTTGCCAATGTAAAGCATATTTTGTGTTTTAGACATTACATACTCCTTATTAAGCAACTGTACCAACAGCTAGACCCATCTGCTTCTTGAAGTCAGATTTAAGCTGGATAGCCTGAGCACACATATTTTTAAACACATACTCATCAGTAGTGTTAGCGCGGAATTGCAACACTTGAGCAAGTGGCATTGCGTCAAGGATTTCAACACATTCACTATCGCGCACAAGTGCAATGATTGTATTAACCGGTACGCTATCACTTGCAACGATACGGTCAACACCAGGCAATTGTAGCAACTCTTGCTCGATTGTTTTACGTAAAGCGCCTGTAGCAGTTGGAGTGCCAGTTGCTAGTGCATCTTGCTCTGATGCGATGTAGAACCAATCATCCCAGTTCATGTACACAGTGAAGCCAGATTTAAAGTTATCAGCATGACAGGCTTTAAGTGTACCAACAACAGCAGCCTTAATTTCTTTAGGCGTTGCTGATTGGATAGTGATACCGTGTGCAAATGTGTTGCGGTCAGGGTGGTTTAACATACCGTAAATTTTAGAGCCGCCGATGTTGATATTATCAAAGCCGTTTAAAGCCATATCTTCACGCTTTTCTAAAATGTGACGGTTTTTATTGCGCATGCCATTATCACGCATTAATCCGCCACCGTTGCCACGCATAAGCGTTTGCATTTGACGCCAGCCATAACTAACACTGTTATCAATGATTGGAATTGGCGTACCAGCGTACTCAATTACGTTTTGGTCAGTCTTAGCTTTGCCACGACCGTCCAATGTAACATTCACATCAGTTGAGTTATCGCTATATTTAGCGTAGTAATCAACCATAACGCCAATATCAACAGAGCGAGTAACAGCACTTGCTAAGTCGTCAAAAATACCTAGCATTGAGCGCTTGATATCAATACCACCAGCAGCCCATTGGCCAAATGAATCATGAGGCACCGTTGCGGCATTACCAGAGAATACGCTTGTTTCTTGCTGCCAACCTGCATCAGCATCAATGCCAAAGCGTTGACCCATCATGCGCTCGTTGTTGTTCCACGCTTGAATGTGGTTAATCATCAGCTTTTGCTGGTCAGCACTAAAGCCTACAGGCTTAATAGTTGAGCTGCCGTTAGCTGTAATAATCTTGTTAGATTTCATGTTTTAAGCTCCTATTAAGCTGGTTTTGTATACGCGTTAGCGATAACAATATCTAAAAATCCAGTTGCATCAGTGATGTTTTTAGCACCATCTACAAACGCTACAACTACGTCACCAGCTACAGCTGCTGCAATTTGACCGCTAGCATTAACTGTTAACTCAGCTTGGTCTGCATAGTTACCTAAAACTGCAATTGCTTGGTACTCTTGCTCAACCTCAAGACGGTATTGAATGCCAGTATCATCAGCTGCGTATGCTGTTTCAATGCTTGACTCTAATGAGCGAACATTAGATAAAAGCAATAATCGACCTGTGCCACTATCAGCAGTTACAACTTTACCAGTTGCAGCTTTGCGAACAAATGTGCCTGGCAAATAGGCGCCGGTTACTGGTAGGTTTAGTGTTTCTGGTTCGCGCTCAACTTGGCCGCGATAAATTGTGTTAGCCATGTGTTAACCCTCCAAGCCAGCGTTTAAATCAAGGTCTTTAAAACCTTCATCTTTTTTGTTTGATGCAGAAGAGCGTCCACTATGCTGTGAGCCGTAACCTTCCGCCACAAATTCAGCACTGTTAGCCGCTAAGAATGCTTTAGCTTTAGTTAGACCTAATGCTTTTGCATCTTCTGCGTCTAATCCTTTATTAAGCGCTGCAACTTGCTCAGCTACTTCATTAAGCTCTTTATCAGCGTTAGCTGTTAGTTGGTCTTGCAAAGGTTTAACAGCAGCGTTAACAGCCTGCTCAACGATTTGCGTTACATCTTCTTTAGTAAAATCCTCACTAGCATTTACGGCAAGCTTAGATTTCATTAGAGTTTTAAGCTCATCGTCTGAGACTTGGCTATTAGTAGCTAAGCCTAAAGCTTCGAGCATTTCACTACGATCCATAATTAGATCCTCATTTAGTTGGTTTACGTCAAATTCTTGACTATTGTAGCCTTTATCTGTGTCTGGTGCAAAAGCGTTAGCCTTTACAAATTTCTTAACTACTTTTTGCGCCTCACCAGACAGTATTACAGAGTCATTACTATCAATTTCATAACCTAACTGGTAATAATTACCATCGTCAGAGTCGTCAATATAAATGAAGTAATTATCATAAACCTCAACAACCCACTTGTATCGATCTCGCTGATTATCCTCGTTAACTTCATCATTTAATTGGCGTCTAATATCATCATGACTAAGCGCGATAATTCCTGCCAGCTTTTTAGCTGCATTCCACGCCTTTTTTATTCTGCTTCGCTTATCCTTACACTGTTTATCTAATGGCTCGTAATCATCAACATTAAACACTTGCACATCTTCACCGTTGAATCTCATTACAGTAGCATCGCCACCGGCAGGCTTTTCTGATTCGTGAAGCATAGCTAAGTGGTCGAATGACATATTGCGAGCAATCATCTTATAACCATCGCCGCTTTCGTTGTTAGCTTCGAAGGTTAACCCCGTGCTTACACCGATAGGCTCGCCACTATCTAGACGATTAGCAAAGTATTCACCCATATCAGATGCGCGCAGTTTCTTCTCGTCAATATCCGAATCGGCATACCAAACACCATCTTTGTTATAAGTGTTGGTAATTTTACCGCCAGAATAAAAATCAATACCATCAGGTGAGAATACAGACACGTTGCGCCCGTCATTGTCAGCAGGGTGCGTTAACGTCATAGGCATACCGTTTAAGGTTTTCATGCCTTTTGCGTTTTCATCTGCTGGGTATTTGATGTTATTCATAATTGAATTATCAACGGTAATAGGAATACCATTGATTTGATACTTGCCTTCCGACTTTTTAACAGTCGTCTTGCTCGTGTTTGTTGCTAGTATGATGCGCATAAAAAAGCCCCATGTGTTAGATAGGGCTATTGTATCACTTATTGTTAGCGTGTAAAAATGGGGTTAAGTTAAATAACTATCAACACCTTTAGGCTCGTTTTGTCTGATAAACATATTGTAGTTTGCTATTTCTTTCTCTAGCCTTTGCGCCTCCTTCGTTTCCCCCATCTCACTATGGGCTTTTGATTTGGCGCTAAGCTTTTTAACTTGCCGCCTATAGTAGCTAAGATTGATACTCATTAAACCCCTCTTTTTCTATCTCGCGCCAACCTGTGACACGGTTAATTGGAAATAGACCGCCGTTAGCATAAAAGTGGCCCATCTTGTAAGTGGCAACAATATAGCCAGCGTGTTGACCATCGTTACCGTTAAACTTGCATAGTAGTGGCGTGTTAGTTGGTATTTGCATTGCTATCCTTTTGCACAAGTAATTCCTTAGCAGCTTGCAGGCTTTCAATGGCGTTATCGTAGTCTGTAAGCTTATCTTTATG